ACAGCGGCAGCCAATACCTTCCAAGGTTCAATGGACAAGCTCGCTGTTGCTTCTGCAAATGTTCAAGAGATTATCGGCACTGGCATTATCGATGCACTTACTAATTTAGGCAATGATAATTCAGTCTCTGATCTGGCTAAAAGCATGGAAGATGCAGCACTGTTTACGGCAGATCTGATTCGCGGCGTTGGAGTCTTAACTGAGAAGTTAAAAGCACTTCCCGGGGTTTCTGGTCTTAAACTAGGAATGATTCCTATTGTAGGTTCTTACCTTGAAGGCTTGTCTGGACTAGGTAAGCAATCACGCACAGCACCTAAGCCGTTCAGTACTGGCATGACTGTCTCTGGACAAACACAAACTAAAGCAGTCGGCAGCAGTCAAGTCAAGGTACAAAAAGAAATTTTAAAGGCAAACAAAGACTCTTTGAAACTTGCTAAGGCTAGAGCAGTCTTTGACTTACAGAAAATCCAGATTGAGGCAGCCCTAAAGGGCAAGATCTCGGCAGAAGATGAGATCCGCCTAAAGCTCATGAAGGCGATCGAGGAAGAAAACCTCACTAACATCGAGAAGTACCAAAAGGCTTTGACTGTAGCGCAAGAAAAGTCAAAAGAACTTAGTACTCTTTTGACAACAATCAAATTGATGGAAATTAAAGATCCATTTGGTATGTGGAAAATTGATCCAATCACAGCTTCGATCAATCTCTTAACTGCTTCCATTGCTGGAGTAGGCACACAGATTCAAGCAAGTGGTAAAGAGTGGTCGTCTTTTGCCAACAATGTTTCCACCACAATAATAAAGCCCAATCTTACCGAATTCAATTCATCTTTTGGCGCAGCTGGATCAGCGGCATCAGCGGCAGCGGCAGCAGCTCTTAAAGCTCAGCAGGATGCATTGGATGCACAAACTAAAGCTGCACAGGATGCATTGACAGCAGGATCTAAAGCACAGCAAGATGCGTTTGCAGGACAATTAAAAGCGCAGCAAGAAGCACTTACTGCTCAATCGGCTGCACAATTAGCAGCATTAAGGGCTCGCTTGGCAGATGAGGCAGCAGCTTACAAAGAAGCAGCAGATGCAGCAGCGGCATTATTTGATGCAACTGGTCTCTTAGGCACTAATGATTCTGCTACCCGTAACGCTGGTATGTTGGCTTTACAAGCTGCCGAGCAAGCCAAAGCAGCACAAGCAGCTTTAGCGGCGGCAGAGCAAGCTCTAGCAAATAATGCTGGCAATGTCACAGGTGGATCAAAGATTGAGATTACTGTTAATACAGGCATAGGAGATCCAAACGCTATTGCCGAGGCTATTCAGCAGGTCCTTACCGATGCTGCAAATAGAGGCACTTTAGAGTTACAGGCTACCGCTTAATGGCATGGTTACCCTCATGGCGCGTGACAGTTGATGACGATGTTTATACAACTGTAACTTCTGTATCTTTTGCCTCTGGTCGGCTAGACATTGACAAGCAACCAACAGCAGGTTACTGCCGAGTAGAAATCATCAATACCAATGGCGCACCCTTCACTATCAATGTCACTGAAACAATAACCCTAGAACTTAAAAACTCCAGTGGCACTTATGTCACAGTATTTACTGGTGAGGTCTCAGACTTCTCCATCGGAGTCAGATCTCCAGACGAGACTGGCTACATTACCTATGGCACAATTCTTGGCGTAGGTAGTCTTTCAAGGCTTACAAAGAACATTTATAACACAGCCATTGCAGAAGGTTTAGACGGTGCACAGATTGCAGCCATTCTGGGCTCAGCTCTTAGCCTTGCATGGACAGAAGTTAATCCTGTATTGACATGGGATACTTATCCAGCCACAACCACTTGGGCGAATGCTGAAACTACAGTAGGCACAATTGACTCAGGCTTTTACACGATGGTCAATCTTGCAGCTTCTGCAACGGATAAGAGCTCAACTCTTGCTAATCAGATTGCTACATCTGCTTTAGGCCAGATCTATGAAACTCAGACTGGCAAAGTTAATTATGACGATGCCGATCACAGATCGACTTATCTCATCGCCAATGGCTTCACTAGCCTAGATGGCGATTACGCATCCCCAAGCTCATTAAAGACTGTTACTCAAATTGCCCGTATCCGTAACAGCTTAATCTACAAGTACGGCGCATCTTATGGCTCTACCTACAGTACCTCTGATAGCGATTCTATTGCCACTTACGGCCTCTACGAGAGATCTTTTGAGTCCAACATCAAGGGTTTAACTGACATCACTGCTATTGGCAGCAGAGAGTTAAACCTACGAAAGACTCCTAGAGGCTCACTAGAGGCAATCACTTTTAGACTTGACAATCCCAACATGCCTAGCGCGCTGCTTGACAGTTTAATCAATGTCTTTTTTGGTCAGCCTGTAATTATCCAAAATCTACCTGCCAACATGCTCGGTGGATCTTTTGACGGCTTTGTTGAGAACATCGTCATGAAAGCAACCCCTACTTATGTGGACTTGACCCTCTACATCTCAGCGACAGACTTCTCACTATCTACCACACAATGGGAGACAGTATTGCCAGCCTCACTAGTTTGGACTGGCGTAAATGCTACACTTATCTGGACTAACGCGACTGGAGCACTAACCTAATGGCAACTACAACCACAAACTTCGGCTTTGATATTCCGCAGTCAAGCGACCTTGTTAAAAATGGTGCTACTGCTATCGCAGAACTAGGTCAAGACATCGACACTAAGTTTGCTGGCCTTACTGTTAATCCACAGACAGGGGCTACCTATACTGCTGTTAAGGCAGATGGTCTTAACGCCATTGTCACGATGGACAACGCATCGGCTAATACTTTCTACATTCCAACAGATGCGACTTACGCATTTCCGACAGGCACCACTTTGATTATCTACATGAAGGGCGCAGGAGTTACAACTATTACTGCGACAACCCCTGGAACGACAACAGTGGTTAGCGCAGGAGCAACTATCGGCTCTCCAGTGCTTGCTCGTTACAAGTCTGCCGCTGCTATTAAACTTGCTGCTAACTCATGGACAGTAGTCGGTGGCATTGCGTAATGATTAATTCACTTGTTGGCATTATTGCTTCATCTGGAGTTACAGGAACCTCGGTTGATTATTTAGTCGTAGCAGGCGCGGGCGGGGGAGCTTCACGCTGGGGTGGAGGCGCGGGTGCAGGTGGTTTTCTTACTTCTACCAATTTTATACTTCCATCATCATTTACGGTTACAGTCGGTGCAGGTGGATCGGGTGGATCGGGTTCGGGATACAATCGCGGCGCGACTGGGAGTAATTCTGTTTTAGCAACCATCACATCAACGGGTGGCGGCGGCGGCGGAACTGGTACTGGTCAAACACCAACGACAGGCGGTTCAGGTGGTGCGGGTGGTTTTTTCAATCAAAGTGGCGCGGCAGGAACTTCGGGTCAAGGTTTTGCAGGTGGTAATGCCTGGACTACAACTTCCTATGCAGGCGGCGGTGGCGGTGGTTCAAGTGCAGTCGGTGCAAATGCACCAAGCGGTGACAATGGCGGCAATGGTGGTGCTGGCACGTCAAATTCCTATTCAGGCAGCGCAGTGACTTATGCAGGCGGCGGCGGTGGTGGTTGCGAAAATGGCACTGCTGGCACAGGTGGTTCAGGCGGCGGTGGAGCAGGTGGAAAATCGGCAGCAGCAGGAACGGCAGGAACTGCAAATCGTGGTTCAGGTGGCGGTGGTGGCGGTAATGACACAGGCGCAGGCGGCAACGGCGGTTCAGGTGTCGTAATTCTTCGCTATGTAAATACTTTACCTAATTTAACATCCATTGGTGGTGGATTGACTTATTCATTGTCTAACACTGGTGGCTATAAAATTTATACATTTACAGCTGGAACAGGTACGGTGACAGTCTAATGGCACATTATGCTTTTTTGGATGAGAGTAATGTCGTCACAGAAGTCATTACTGGAAAAGATGAGACTGAACTTATTGAAGGATTAGATCCTGAAACATGGTATGGAAACTTTAGAGGTCAAATTTGTAAGCGGACTTCGTATAACGGCAACATTCGCTATAACTATGCAGGTGTAGGTTATTTATACGATCCTATCGATGACGCATTTATTGCTCCAATGCCTGAATGTAATCATGATGAATTATTATTAAATAACTTAAAGCGATGGGAATGTTCTAATGTCGAACATAAAGCCCAAGTTATCTAAATCTGCAACCCAATTAAGAGAGCAGTTTGATGATTCCTTCCCAGAGCGTGATCGTGCGTCTGACGGTTGGATCGCAGATGTACGGCACATGCGTGCTGGCAAGTCTGATCATATTCCAGATGCTCAAGGCTGGGTTCGTGCTATCGACATCGATGCTGATCTATCGGGTCGATCGAAGCCCGAGATCATGCCAGATCTTGCAGATGAGATTCGAAAGTATGCAAAGTCTGACACAAAGAAAAGAATTGCTTACATCATTTTTAACGGCAGAATTGCCTCTCCTATCCTCGGATGGAAGTGGCGTAAATACACAGGGGCTAACAAACACACTAAGCACGCGCATATCAGCTTTACGAAAAAGGCTGACGATGATGGTGCTTTTTTTCAGATACCTATGTTAGGAGCCAGTAATGCACGAATTGAAAAAGATGTCAGGATCATGGGTAAGAGCCTTCCTTGCGGCTGTACTCACACTTGCGGCATCGGGAGTGACTGAACCTAAAGCGTTGGTTTATGCAGGTGTAGCAGCTGTATTGCCACCTGTGCTTCGCTGGCTAAACCCTAAGGACGATTCGTTTGGCATGGTCGAATGACACAGGAAAACTTTTTCACTCTTTACATAGCAACCATAGGCATCATCGGTGGTCTATCAGGCTATGTCATCACTCATTTACTATCTGAGATTAAGCGACTTAACTCGCGTGTCGATGAGATCTATAACATACTTCTAGAGCGATAATTTTGCCATGGCTAGAAAAGCAACTAAGAACCTAGTTGAGCAAGATTACTCAGCTCTTGATGCTTATTGCATTGGCATGTATGAATTCGCTCAAAGCCTAAAGCGTGCTGGCTTTGACGAGGAGACAGTGCTTGGCATCATCGTAGAGCGATCTGCCTACCCTGCATGGATATTGCCTGATCCAATAGAGCCAGAGAAGTTTGGCGATTACGAAGATGAGGACGATGACTAAGAAAAGGTACTTGGTCATCAGTGACCTCCAGATACCGTTTCACCATGAGGTAGCTGTCAAGAACCTCATCAAGCTAGTCCGTCGAGAGAAGTTTGATCTTGTCCTTAACACAGGTGATGAGCTTGACATGCAATCGCAGTCCAAGTGGGCTAAGGGCACGCACTTAGAATATGAGGGGCAATTAGATGCCGATAGAAGTCTGGCTCAAAACATTCTCTGGGACTTGGGAACCACCGATATCACTCGATCCAACCACACAGATCGTCTTTACCACACTCTCGTTAGAGGAGCTCCTAGCCTCATCGGACTTCCAGAGCTCGAATACTCCCGTTTTATGGGTTTCAATGACTTGGGGATCCGTTTTCATAAGAAGCCCTTTGAATTCCACAAAGGTTGGGTCTTAGTACATGGTGACGAAGGATCGATGAACAGCAATGCTGGACTTACAGCTCTCGGTTTAGCTCGTAAGTTTGGCAAGTCTGTAGTCTGTGGACACACTCACAGAGCAGGTATTAGTGCCTTTACAGAGGGCATAGGAGCCTCGTACAGGACTTTGTGGGGCTTAGAGGCAGGAAATGTCATGGACAAGAAGAAAGCCTCTTATTTAAAGGCTGGCAGTGCTAATTGGCAGATGTCTGTTGCAGTGATCGAAACGCATGGGGATCGAGTAAGCCCGATGCTAGTGCCTATAAACAAGGATGGATCATTTACACTTTATGGACGACTTTACGCCTGACATCCGCACCACGCTAGATGATGCGATTGATGCTGGAGAATTGTTATCGTTTCGTTACCAAAATGTGTTAGACATTGTCGGATAGGCGTGAGACTCTAATTCAGTAAGCCAGTCAAGGGCACTGGATGCAGATAGGTACACAATGATTAACTCGGTAACAATCATAGGAATTATTGGCTTATTTCTAGCTACTAATTTCATCTGGTATTGGCAAGGATTTAGAGACGGTCGCCGCGAAGGTTATGTCCGTGGTCGCGATCTAAGCCGACAAGGGTTCTGGCAAGAATGAAAGCATCGGAGATTCTACTCACTGCCACTGACACAATCCGTGATCGTGGGCTGACCTACGGCCATCCAGCGGACAACCTAGAGCACACGGCTATGTTGCTCAGTGCTTACCTACAAATGCCGATCCATGATTATCAAGTGGCTGGCATCATGGTTCTAGTCAAACTGTCTAGGACGAATCAATCAGCGCAGCACATCGATAATTGGGTTGATCTATGCAGCTACGGAGCACTAGCTGGGCAACTAGCTACAGAGGAGAACGATCTCTATGTTTAATTTAGCCGACTATGAGCCTGTGGAGGTTCGACTTGAAAAGTTTATTAAGGATTATCCTTCGTTTCGCATTGCAACTGAGTTGGAAGTGGTCGAGGCTTCTCGATACATT